CGGCAGTAACTCGTCATCGAGTTCGTCGCGTTACTAAACTCGTCGTCGAACTCGTCGCGTTACCGAACTCGTCGCGGCCTCGAAAAAAATCGCCACTATGGAAATAAACCCCAAAACACCAGAAAATGAAAAAATTTAAAAAATAGTTCAGTACACTCGCTCCCGGCGAGTTTCCAGTCACAGCAAGGATTACAGCTGTTTAGTTCAGCACCTTAGCTGAGTGAACAAAAATTTTTTCTAAACTGAAAAACTTTCATTTTTTAATAGTGTTTTTTGATACCAGTACTATTGAAATCATTACTGTGCAATCGTTTCAAAAAACTTTTTTAAAAGTATTGACATATATCTAACTCTATGTTATATATTAATTTCAGCTGAACATTCAATTGACAGACCACTTAACAGCTAAGTTGACATTAGTTAAACTCGCTAAAACCCGCAACTGAATCAGCTAAGATTAGACACTTTTCAGTTTAGGATATACTGATACCTAAATTTTAGAAAGTTCTGTAATAAATAATACAAGGGAGTATTTATGCCTATTAGTTTTGGTAGAAACCGCAAGAGCAAGAAAAAGAATAGTGAGATTAGAGATTTGGTGGAGTCTGTATTAGGTCCCAAAACCGTTCTACAAGTTAGCCGGATAATAGAAGAATTGAAAAAATCCGGTGCCATTGTGTCAGCATCGGATTTGAATAAAGCTATTTTGCAGGAGTACAAAGTATTCAAAAAGTATCTACCAAGAACTGCATACAATCAATCCACACTCTTAGAAGCTAAACAATTAGTAAATAAATTCAATAGTGATTATTTGACAGCGGAGGAATTGTATAACATCATCAAAGAAATTGATGATAATGTCCCGGACTCTACGATTTACTACTGGCTTGAGAAAATAAATTACACTTTTTCAACTAAGAGTGATTACAACGAGGAAATTTGCACTATAGTCGTTTTCATGTGTTTGTGCCGCAAACAGAGATTACGATCAAAGTGATTAAGCTGCTTTACTAAAAACCCCCGCCTCAATAGAGTAGCGGGGGTTTTTTTATTCTCCTCGTATTTCTTTTTTGTATTCCTCCACGTTGAATCCTTCTTTCTTCAGCACATAATCTTCTAATTCTTCTTTTGTTATACCCAGCCGCCCCGCTTCGTTCTCAAACCATTTATTTACCTTTTCTTCGTTCTCATCGCATCTAAGTATCAAAACTGTTCTGGCCCAGGAATTTTTTTTCTCATCCCTCGTATATGCCCAAAGTATAAGTTTTCTTAATGTACTTAGGCTGATTTCAATGTTTAATCTTTGTCTAGACATAATATCTCTAATATTGTTTGTATCACTGATACACCATTTTAAACTTAAAATGATGCTGATAAGTATAAATGATAATAAATGGCGTGTAAATGGTTGACATTCGGCGTGTAAATGGTTAACCTTATATTATGAACCGAGTTTAAAAACTCGTCAAGCAAGTCAAGCAAGTTTTTAGGAATTATTCAGATGAATAAGCAAATAGTAAAGAACATCTACGATCGCCTATACCGCAAGGGTATCAATGTTTCCAAAGATATTATAGAGGCGAAATTAATCGAGATAGCAAAAGATGTGAATAATATCACATCAGATGAAAAAGAAGCAGTAGTTGATTCTATTGTAAATAGCAGCAATAATGCATTGACAGTAGATAGCACTAGTAAAGCAGCTTTACCAGAAGAAAACGAACCAGCAGAAATGGTTATATACCAACCTGGAACTAATAACAATCAGCTAGCCAAACAAGAAGACAAAGCACCACTAACATACAAAGAAGTTAGCAGCATTGTATATGAACAAGTAGAAGAATTAAACCTAGATTTGAAAACATCTCAGGTTAAGGCTATTGTAGGTCAGTTGGTAGAGATGAATGTGGATGCTACCAACGCAATTAATACCGCTATAAGCGTAATTAAACAGTACATTGATTATCAGGAAAGTGAGTTTACAAATCAGTTTCAAAACTCTGTAAATGAATTAGTGACTCATGCTAATACATCATTTCAAAGAAGAAACGCTATCGCGTCTGATGCTTTCACAAAATTACAAGTGGGTTTGGAGGAATCCACAAACCATTTTAAAAGTAGCTGTAGAAAATTTGAAGAGGATATCACAGCTTACATCAAAACTGAAACAGCTAACTAAAAATGAGTTGATCAATCTAATCTCTATCTCACTAATCACACTACCAATTCTTTACTTTTTACTTATGATGGCGATTTATGCAGCAAGATCCCCAACTGAAAACAAAGTTACCCCCGCTCCAGATTTCACCGATCACCAAATTCAAAATATCAGAAATAGGTCAGATAGAATTTGAGGGTGATGTTACAGACAAACAGACACAAGAAATGCTCTTACAGCTATTAAATCAAGCTGATTACTACAGGCAAAATGCCCAAAAATTGGAACGCGAAAAGATAGACAAAAATACTAATATTGATTTTGCTATCATTTCGTTTGTGTCTGTTTTCCTTTTTATGGTAATGACCATGACTTATTCGGCTGTATCCGCCATTAGTCAACAATTTCAACCAAAATCAACCACACAAGAAATTAACTTTAGGTTTTAGATATGTTTGGATCTAGATACAATACGGCAACAGGTAGGGAATCGGAAATTGTCAAATCCGGATACGATATCAAACAAGGTTTGCAGGAATTGTCCAAACTCAAATCAGAATTTAATCAGGCTTTACGTTTGGATCCGGCTGATTGCAATGAGGAAACACTGAATCGATATGCTAATGCAGAGGGTCAGATTAGAGGATTCAACGTGATAGCCAAACGAGTCAGTAAGCAAAAACTAAATGCTGCCAGAGCAATGAACCAAACGCATCAAATTATGTGGCAACACGCCCAAGGTGCGGCACAATTAGAGTTGCAGTGGCAGCAGACAGTAGCCAGAAATTTAGAGCAAATGTCGGAAAAACTGCTGGACATGGGAACAGTCCAGCAGTCTCATGCGGGGTTTGCAGAATACGTTGATACGGCTGATAGAATCATTACTTATTAAAGCAGCTTAACCAGACCCCCGCCTCTATGGATGCGGGGTTTTTTATTTCTGGGGAATATGTTGACGATCATCTATACAATCAGTTATCATTAGTTCAAAGAGTTCGGAAAAAGAAAATGGAAAACAACAAAAAACCTAACGCCCTATACTATGCATCTCTTAGATACGGTACATACACAGGTTTATCATTCCTAACCGCGCTTGGTTGTATCATCCCTATTACTCGTACAGCAAGCGCTTTGATAATACTGGGATACACATCTTATACAGCTTTTAGTATTTTTAGAGCGTATACCCATGCTGAGAGCCAAGGTAAATATGGTAAAAAAGCCTTGAGATTTGCTTTATCTATCGATGGTATCGAATTAATTTTTATTGTTTTAGCTTTACTTGTTGGTCTAACCGTAGGTGTTGTGTCATGAAAAAATTAAATCTGCTAAATGGTAGTTTCTTCCTAGGAAAGGAAATAGACGAATTAGTCCTTGATGTTGTCCAAAAGCGACTGATAAACGCTGCTATTGCTAGTTTCGCAGTAACCTTACCAGCTACAGCAATATTTTTACCCAATCAACCAGATGGAAATAAATTATTGCAATTGCTAGCGGGATCAATAGGCGGATTCGCATCGGCTATAGTTGCCAAATCGAGGGAAGATATTGAAAATCGGTATGAAGCTTATTTGCAGCTTAATCGCGAGACTCAAAAACTGGAAACTAAAAACCGTTTCATCAAGCAACAATTTACCCTTGATGTAACTAAAGATGTATCAATTGCTGAATTTCTAAAAATTAACGGTATTCACCCTCAAGCTATGGCTGAATACATACAGCGAAATAATTTACCCATTGGATTAATAGCTAATGTATTACAGCAAGCAACCCCCGCCTCAGAACCACAATCAGCCAATAATAATAATTTTGCAGAACGGGCGATCGCAAAACCTAATAGTGAGATCTTAGACCTACACATTAACAAAACTGCTAGCGCTTTGATTAAAGCGATGGCCAGTAAATATCCTGACTATGTACGCATAGACAATAAATGGATAGACGATCTCATAGAATCATCATCAGCAATGCCGATGTCAAAACGTGCTAACCACCATTTTATGATTGTGGCCGAAACACAAGCTGGTAAAAGCACGTTGGCGGGTGTAATCGCTAATGGGATAGCTAGTCGATCTCAATCACCTGCTGTAATAGCCGTGCATGACGCTAAGAAAAAACCAGGTAAAAAGGATATAACCCGGTGGTTGTGTGACTTTACATATAAAGTCGATGGTTATGAAAATACAGAAAATTGGATTGAATTGATGGAAACGCTAGCTAGTGAACAGCTAGATTTAGTTTCGGAAAGCGGGGGGAGTTGTGAAGGTGTAAGAGAGTTGATCTTATTACAAGATGAACATAACACCGTATACGGTAAGGGTAAGGGATATGGTAAATATATAGATTCTGATTGCGCCGTAGCGGCACAAGCGCAATGGCTGTTCATCACCACTAACCTAGCTGGTGCAAAGGGACACGGGATCTTTATGGGGCAATCACCATTAAGCGGTGATACTGGCTTTAGTTTGCCCGCTATGAATAATACTTGCTTTATAGCTATGGGCGAAACATCCTCGTACATATTAGATGCCAAAAATCGATCGAACTATGTTAGAAACATTTCTGAGGAGTATTTAACAGTACTGCAACAAACGTGTGAATTGTTTCAGAAAGAGGGATTACGATACTGCCTGGTTAGACCTACCAGAGGCAATCCCTTTGTAGCGATCATACCGGAGTTTAATGTCGAGGCTATCGTACAAAAATTAAGATCAGAGCAATCACAGCAACCCCAACAACCCCAGCAATCACAACAACCACAGGAACCAGAGCAACCACAGGAACCACAACAACCACAGGAACCACAACAACCCCAACCCCCCGCCTCTAATATTGAAGAAATTTACACCAAAATCAAAAAATGGATGGATACTTGCTTTGAAAAATATGGCAGATATCCCAATTCGGAGCATATCCGAAAAGCATGGAAAGAAGAAACCGGGGTGACTCTGAACGACGCAGCTTTAGAATACTTGATAAGTAAATTGATCGACAAGTAGAAAACAACCACTTGAAACCGATAACCCTAGATTATCCGATCTAGGGTTTTTAATTGGACAAATTTATATAGATAAAATACTGGCCAATTGTATAGATGATATGTTATACTGTTTTCATAAGAAGTTGAGAGAACAACTAGACCAAATCTCTAAAAAATCCACAAATACAAATCAATAGGTAACTCAAAATGGTTTCTTCAATCCGTTTGTCTAACCTTTTCCAATCTGTTGCTAATTCTGATTATCCTTACATCCATAATCAGTATTCTATTAATTCTGGTAATCGTGTCAAAACTCTGGTATTGCCTGAAAATGTGGAAGAAACAGAGCTGTATCAATTTAATATGTTTTTGTCTGCTATCGAAATAAAACCCACAGATATTAATAATATGGGTTTTGCGTATTATTCTAACGATGTCTTCAATTATCATTCACCCTGTTATCTAGGTTTACGTGATGGTCAACTAGGTTTGTTAATCGGGACAACCACCGATCGATTCAATATTGAAACACAGGATCTTTTTATTCCCTGTGAAGTTGATCAAGTAGAAAAGAAGCGCGGGAAAAAGACTGTTACAGAGTTTGAGTACACTATTAATGGTACTCCGATCGAACTAATAGAACAGGTTGATAATGAAGGTAAGGGTACTGGAAAATTCTACATTAATCTAGAATATGTTGAAGATCTGAAAACCATCAATTTTAGCTTTCCTTTTTTAGTAGATAAAAAAGCTAATTACCAGCCTAGCGATATCATTAAATTCTGGCGATCTGGTAAGTTTGCTGATGTTTGTAGAGACGTTAATCAAAGAAATAGCCGCCTATGGATTGAGTGTAATAAGGCTTTTGTTCCTTCCTTTCAATCTAAATCTTTTCCTAGAGGCGGGATTTTGCTCCTAGTTAAGAATGGAGCTATCAAAATTACACCTGCTGGTACTTACGAAAATATAAAATCAGACATTGTACAAAGCAGCTGGGAAATTATAGCAAGCAGTCACCCTGAGTTGATTATCAACTGGAAAAACTCTAATAAAGAGTACGAATACATTACGCTTGCCGATGCAACAGACATACAATTTACATCAGCAATGGTTAAGAATGAGGGTTACACGTGGTTGGTGAATAATACATATTTCGACAATCAGATAATGCTAATCCACATTGTCGAACCTAGCGCGATCAAAATCACAAATTCACCTGTAAATACCGTTACCGCGCTAGAACCAAGGATTTTGGCCAAAATCGCAACTTTCCCTCATCTACAGGAAATCTACAGAGCGATAAAAGATAAAATGCAATCTAAGCAGTTGCCAGCATCCGCTCAAGAAACCATTAGAGAAGCCACAAAAGAAGACTACGAAGATGTGAATGGTGTGTATCCTGTACTTGCAGGTTCCGGATTAGAAGATTTCTAGTTAGTAAAGCAGCTTAATCGATTCAATCTCCCATCACCCCCGCATCAGATAGATGCGGGTTTCTTATTTCTGGGAGATATGTTGACAATCATCTATACGGTAAGATAAAATTTAGATATCGAGTGAGAGACAAAACCATGCAATCAACATCCCACCTAGATAAACCCGCCTCTAATACCAGAATCATTGACATAACCGCTGACAAAAAGATAAAGGTCAAATTCGATTATGATACTGATGTCTACAAAGCTGTCAAAGGTGTTCACGGCGGTTACTTTGTTGCCGAAAATTCGCATAACAAATACTGGCTGTTTGGGTCTCAGTGTGTAGAAAAATTAATAGATGTACTGATTCCTTTTGGGTTTGTAATTACAGATGCGCTAGACCAGTATTTGGAAACCATTAGAGAAGAGAAGCGGTTAGTCAAGGAGAAAATAGAAAACCGTGTAGACTGGTGTTTCGAGCATCTAGAATCTGAATCCGAGGAATGGAACTTCACACCCTATCTTCACCAATGGGAAACAATCAATTTCATCCTGAATCAGCCCAATTTATCTGCCATTATCAGCGATGATCCGGGATTGGGTAAGACATTATCCGCTTTGATATCTGCAAAAGCAATCCGAGACTTTTACAGATTTGAGTATGGAGAATTGTTGTCAATCATAGTTGTCTGTCCGGTTTCGCTGAAACTCAATTGGCTAATAGAGGCGGAGAAAGTGAAGCTACGGCTAGAGATTTTTTCTCATGCCAAAACACCAAAAGCGCCAATCAACAAAAAATACATACTGATTGCCGATGAGGCACATGTATATAAAAACCCCGCCTCGGCACGTTCCAAAAAATTTCTAGAATTGGCTGCTGACCATAATTGCGTAAGTGTCATGGCGATGACAGCGACACCAATGCTGAACGGTAGACATTCGGAATTGTACCCACTACTCAAAGCTGTTAAGCATCCTGTGGCGGATTCTAAAAAGTATTACGACATAAGGTATTGTGATGCGAAACCCACCGCTTTTACCCCTTGGGATGTTACAGGATCAATCAATTCTGAGGAATTATCAGAACGAATATCAGATAAGCTCATAAAGCACCGAAAAGAGGAATGTATTGATCTTCCAGAAAAAACAATTGTTGATATTTTCTGTGAGCCAAATAAAGCTGCTGAGGATGAATACGATGAGACGGTTAAGCAGCTTAAAAAAAGCTATCTGGAAAGAGCAAGCAAAGGTGAGGTTAGTTTACAAGCTGAAGCACTGGTTACACTAGGTCACTTGCGCAGATCAGCCAGTATTTACAAGTCTTATCAAACTATAAATACTGTTCAGTCAATGGTTGATGCGGGGTTACCTGTCGTAGTCTTCACAGAATTTAGGGAATCAGCAGATCGGATTGCTGCACACTTCAATGTAAAATCGCTCAATGGGGATACTAAATTAGAAGATCGTCAGCAAATGGTGGATGATTTTCAATCAGGTAAAAATTTAGTTTTTATTGGGTCGATAGCTGCCGGTGGCGTAGGGATCACGTTAACACGAGCCAATTATCTAGTGATGAATGATTTTCCTTGGAATCCTGGACTATACACGCAAGCAACCGATCGTATCCATCGAATAGGGCAAAATGAAAATTGTACAATTTACAATGTGTTTGGAAAAGATGTTGATTTCGTGATGGCTACCATCAACAATCAGAAATCAACCAATATTAATAGAGTTATCAACGAAAAAATCGGAATCATCCCCGATAAACTTGATAGTAAATTCTATCAACGACTGGTAGAAAAGTTACTAGATATCTGAACTTGCACCCCCGCCTCTACCAAAAAGATGCTGAGGCGGGGTTTCAGACCCAGGAATTTGGATGAAATACCCAGACCATCAAAGGTCTGGGGTTTTTTCATATTGACAACTATCTATACAATCATATATGATTTAAGCAGCTTAATTGCTAAACCCATCTTTCTGATAACAATATGCTTACAAAACAATTGCAACAATTCAGAAGACTTGCAAAAGTTACTGACAAAACTGTAACCATCAACGAGGATGATATAAATATCTATGAGTATGACGACACATTCATACCCGAATGGAAACCTGCAATTACATTAAAGCCATTAGAGCAAGTATCTAAACTTTATTTAGATATTGAAACAACCGGATTAGATCCAGACTCAGATGAGGTTGTTCTGATAGGTCTGATGAATGAGAGAGGTAAGAGTCACATCATAGATTGCAAATCCAATGGTGAGTTAAATGGCATCTTGACATTTTTAGAGATACTAGGAAAGAAAAAACCAGAAATATTACTAACATTCAACGGCTTTAAATTTGACTTACCTTTTTTGATTAAAAGGATGCGGTTACTAGGTATACCTAGTAACCACATACCTTTCTATATCAATCATGAAAGGACAAAGATATTTAGAACCGCACAGCAATTTTCTGTACCAGTAGAATATAATGATATTTGGTTAAATAGGGGCGAAACAGCAATAATAGACCTATTTCACCAGACTCTAGCATGGGATTATGTCAATCACAAATTAACTAGATACGGTTTGAAATATATACCTAATCAATTAAGTTTACCAGGATATGAGAACGATAAACCCATAGAATTATCATATCCTCAGATGCAGCAAGCGATCGCTAATTGGGATGTGAGATCGCCTACGAAGGGTGTGAATGGCAAAGAGTTACTAATAGAGTATCTAGAATCAGATTTAAAAGCCACAAAAGCAATAGGTGATTTTTTATTACCTGATATCTACTATCAAAAATTAATTTTGCCTGATTGGAATTTACAATCATTAGCTAGTAGCGGAAATGGCTCCAAATGGAATGATATTCTAAAACAACACTACAACAGAAAGGGATCACCCCCGCCTCAAACATCACCTAAACTAACATTTGTAGGCGGGTTGACAGGTTCCAAACCTGGCTTATTCAGAAACATTGCTAAAATCGATGTAGCCAGCCTTTATCCTTCTATTATGCTGCTATATGGGATTTGTTCCGATAAAGACCCCGATAGACATTGTCTATCTGTTTTACGATTTCTCAGAACTGAGAGATTAAGATTAAAAGCTATAGCTGAGGAGAAAAAAGGAACACCCGAAGGAATGCAAGCTAAACAGACTCAGGGTGCATTAAAGGTACTCATCAATAGCGGTTATGGTTTCCTATCAACTGGATTTATTGAATACAATGATTTTATTGCGGGTGCCGGAGTGACTGCACACGGTAGGGCGATCCTAAAGCGTATGATGTCAGCACTAGAAGAATGCGGCATGATAAATGCTTCCGTTGACACTGATGGGATTTATTTCGCATCCGATGATCCTACTTTTGCTAAAAATAAAGCCGCTTGGCAATATTGCCAATCTAAAATGCCAAAATCAATAATCCTAGAATATGAATTAGAAGCACTTGCCATGTATTGCCCACCCAATGAAAATGACTCAAAAGAGGGGTTGCGCAAAAATTATGTTTATGTCTATTTTGATAAAAAATCGAATGAGGTAAAAGTTAAAGCCAAAGGTAAATTCGTTAAGCGTGATAAATGCCACTTAGAGCGATCGTTTATCCCTGAGTTGATTAAGCACTATTTGGAGGGAAAACATGATGCATACTACAAGGAAATACTAACTCAACTTTTAATGGGTACTTACCCAGTGGAAAAATTAGCCATAAACCGCAAAATCAAGGCTAATGAGTCTAGGGTTGTGGAATTAGGATTAGGTAAACCGGGAGATGTAATAACCATTTACAAAGAGCGTGATAAGGTTTTGTATGGTAAACGTGGCCAAGTACTCAAAAAAACAGAGGTAATGTGGACTAGTGATCCTAGTCGTATCGATTGGAGTTACTACGTAACGATGGTACAAACCATGTGGGAACAGTTTGAGAAATGTCCTAAATACTAGAGTAAAGCAGCTTTACCAGAAAAACCCCCGCTTCCAAACAGAGGCGGGGGTTGTAACGTGGCTAGGTTGTAACTGCAAAAATCGCTACAGGGATATTATGGGTAGTTTAAGTTCCCATAATATCTTCAGTATAGACGGTAGATACACCCAGATCTTCGCAGCTGGAGGGCAAGACGCTGCTGGCATCCTGATATTTACCATTGTAGGGCGTTTCAGGTGTGGTAGTATTGATAATGATTAGCTGACCAATTCTCAAACCTGGATATATTGGCACACTACGTATGTTTGAACTATTCTTTAATTCTAGCGTGATGATACCCCTATAACCATTATCAATCCAGCCAGCTAACGCATGATTCAAACCTTCTCTAGCACGGCTTGATTTAAGCTTTAATTCTGCTGCATAGAAGATGGGCAAATTGATACGCTCCAGAGTAGCTACTAAAATACAATCGTTTGGCGGTATATAGTACGGATCATTTTTTGTATGGTATTTGAAATTGGGATAATCAATGAATCCAAGTTTAGTATCTACCATCGCAGATACACCGATCCTTACATCAATACTACTAGGGTTTAGTAGTTCTTCGTCAAAAGGTTCTATTAATCCATTTTTGCAAGCGTTTCTAATTTGCCAGTCTACTAAAATCATGATTTAAAAAAATCCGGTAAGTGGGAAACTCAGTGTCTTTAGACCTGGGAGTGTTAAAAATTTACCACAACTCAGTAGGTTCTGTAAATGTTTCGTTAATTTCAGTACGCAAATACACCAACAAATCCATTAATTCTTGATAGCTATCGATCAGATTATTTCTACCGTTGTTAGGTTGTAAAGCTGTTCCATATTTATTCATACCAAAATTTTTTCGATCAGTCAGATCTTTGATCACCCCATCGATTGAATAAGGATAATTGTTTTTCAGAGGCGGGGGTTGGGGTTCTGTAAGAGGGTTGATCATCAGTAAAGGAGCTTAACTATCAAACTGCTGGCGGATCGATGATTGTCTTAATACCAGCAAATAGATTAACACCACCAATTGATAGAAGGTAATTTCTAGGATCGTAAATCATTGCAAAACTAGTACCTAATTTAACCTCTAGGTAGTAGCACATCATTGATATTTCAGCTTCTAGACCATCCTCTGATAGATCACCGAATGGGAGACTTGACACAAACCCCTTACAAATGAATTGATAAGCTTTATTAGTGTTGTCATCCGCCTCGATACAAGCGGTGGCAGTTAAAGTTACAGTTCTACTAGTTCCTGTTACTAATGCTTTTAATAATTCATCGAATACTCCCCTAATTGTGAAGCTAACTTCTACTTCATTAAAAAACTTTGGTCTGGGGATTATACCCAATTCACCCGCACGTTTGGCGGTGTCAAATTCTTGCTCTAAAATTGGGCTAGAAAGGTCAGTAATAACACCTTTTAAATTGGCTGTTATATCGTTATCGGTACCGGTTGTATCGTATTCTAATTTTGCATTCCAGTGAGTGATCTCGAATAGTGAAACTGTCATTATAATACCCGCCTCAATCAACAATTAAGCATTCTGGGGACTTCCCGCAAGGAAGGTCAAACACTGTTCAGTATCGTTACCTTCAAATTTTAAATAAAAGGGTACAAGAAAAGTCAAAAGCGATCGCCATTTACCAGATTCAGGTGTGAAGTTTTCGAATGATTGTAAAACCATCATTCCGCACCCTTTTAATTTTCTACGGTGTAGTTTGTAAATAATACCAAACACCACAGAATCTAAACTACGCTTTTGATCACTGGTTAGAAAATTATTCTCGTCATCATATCTGAGTGGTGAAGCGACAGAAACATTAACAGATAAATTGAGATATTCACCCTCAACAGAACCGTTAACAATAGCAAAAGTTAACTCTGATTGTTCGAAAACTCCATTAAGATTGGGTATATTTGGTAAGTCTTTTACCTCAAAATCTTCCAACAGTGTTTTGATTTGTTCTGTTACATCGGTAAAACTCATTTTTTACGTTGTTTTCTAAGTGATTTAACCCGCCTAATTTGTGCAATGACAAAATCATTCAACTTTTTGCGCCTATCATCTGGGATTCCTATCACCACCCTGGCTGGCATTTTACTAGTTCCAAAATGATGGAACTGATATTTAGGATCTTTGATACCAAATTCAAAATTAGTTTTAGTAGCTCTGTAGTAAAAAGCGTTAAACATAAAAAAAGTTTCGCGTAGTTTAAATGATGTTTTCTTCCTAGCTAATGTAGATGGCTTCAGAGGTTCCCAAGGTCTACCTTCCGGGTCAATTTCTTTTTGAAATTGTGTATTAGTTTCCTTTTTAATGTAATTACCAAAATCTCTGAATGCAGGCTCCAAATTACTAGTAGACTGTTTCAAATCCTTCATAAAGGACTTAAAACTTTTAGCATCTACTGACGCGATTGGTTGTGTCATTATTACTATTGTTGAATTCTGTTACCGAGACATAAGAGAAGTGTATTGCATCTCCTAGGATATTTTGCAATCCTGCTATACGTGATTGGATTTTAGGTTCCACGGTGAGCACGGCTTTCAATCCATTTATAGTACCATGCAATACCGTCCCTGGAACTAGCCAGCTAGGAGATGCGGGCGGGTCAACTAATCGACCAAAACAAAAACCCTTAGAATCATTCCGCAATAAATCGGCTAAATATCTTCCACTCTGATCCTTCAATGTACACGTGATCCTATTTTTGCCATCACTGGTTAGTAATTCGGTTTTGATGAAAATAGGATCACTATATACAGTACTCATTATTATTTTTCTTTTGGAAGCGGGGGTGTGTTTTCTTCAGTGGGTAAAGCTGCTTTACTAGATTTTGGGGGTTTTTTATTCGCCCCCGCATCAGAAACAGGATCGTTATCAAGGACAATTATTTCGCCAGATTCTATCGCTATTCTTAAATCTTCGTACTTACACTTGAGCCATTCAAGCTGATCGGGTGTTACACTAACAGAAGATTCATTGCTATTTAATTCTATGGTTCCCCTTGGAGTACCATAAACTAATTTAGGTGATGCTTGAGCCGATCGCGGTCTATATGATAAACTAGGCATGATTTGATCTATGACAGAGCATTGCTAAAATCGTAATACCACATAAATTCCTCTTCAAAATTGAGGATACCACTGGTAGAGCTAATGGTTACTTGCTCATACTCAAGCGATCCACGCCGGAAAGGTTCAATGGGGCGACGTGCAAAAAAGTGCCTTTCAGGATTGTAAGTAGTTGCTTTGAATACTATACGATCGTTAGAAGTTGGATAATATGCGTTACCCGCCTCATTCCACACATATTTATTTAATTCCGATCCTTGCAATTCATTGTGTATGCTGATCGAATTAATCCCTAGACCCAATTCAGTGGAACGTAACATCTGCTGTACTGTCATGCCTATAGATTCACCAGCAGATGTTTTGTAAATTTCCACCAAACGTCTACCCAGTCTGGGGGGCACTTTCATCTGCACCTGTGCAGGGGTGGATAGTTTTGCACGGTTCACGAATTGCCAGATGATGTCAGTTAAATCTTCGTACAATGCAGCCGTGCTTATATTATACGCACCAGATGTTTTGGTATATGGTACAAAAGTAGCATCAGCAGTTGCTATTCCTCTTTGAGAGAAAATACCGTAAATTCCCTTTTTAGGATATCCATACAAAACCGTGTGGTGCTCCCTACGGTTCATATAATCGGCTACAGCATCTTGTTTAGCGGTGATAATGTTAATCGATGGCAGCATAGTACGTGTCTCAGACGCTACCCGCATTTTTTCAATATCCATTAAATTCCACCTAGCGCCCTGGATAAAGATCGCGCAAGGGAATGTTTTTTTTCCTAGTGAAACATCTACAGTGGGTGCATCATCACTAAATCCATCATATAAAGCTGCCATCTGCCCCGCATCAGACTTATAATAGGCTTCTAAAAAGTCTAATCCTAAAGGCAAATCCCCCAAAGCCACGTGAAAATTAAGACTACTATCTAAACCCCATAATTGGGCGTAATTAATCTCATAGAGGCGGGGTAAAGTTTTAGTCAATTGCTCTTTTAAAAACCATCCGATCTTATTTACATTTGCGGGAAAAACCATGTTACTTCTCTAATTGATTTGTTGAACTAATTAATTCTGTGGATTTAGAGGATTAGATCAAATCCGGTAGCGATACTCTAACCAAACCTGCTGCTGAGGTTTGCTCAAGGAATTTGGCACCTGGGATAGCTTCTTTACCAGTGCCAGAAGTTTTACTTAATGCACCTATACGAGTCAGCCCCGTATCAGATGTATGGCGTAAAAATACAGGATCACCAATATCAACCGCTACCTCCGCGTACATAACAATGTCACCCTCTTGCACTAGGGTAACAATATCTTTATCAGCATAATTAAAGCAATTTAATACAGAATCCCAAGTCAAAAAACGTTGAAAATTGAGTGCGGTTACACCTAAAATTTTTGTTCCTGCTGTTGTGGGTTTGGATACATTCAAAACTCCCAAAGAGTCTACAGATCCGGTAACAAATACCCCTGCCTCTAATGCTCCATTTGCTAGAGGTTCAAAAGTACTAAAACGGTATTGTCTACCTATTAATGAAATAATTTGCCCTTGCCATTTCTCAGGTACAATAGGCGCGGTGTTTACGTTGTAGGTTAAATTAATTCCGGTTGCCATTTTCTTAATACCTAATAATCGATTAAGCTGCTTTACTAATGCTTTCCTTCCATCTTTGCAATGTATTTATTTCTGATCGCTTCTACATCAGAATCAAAATTCATTGATCCGTGTGGGCTGTTTTGATTTTTTCTGCTGTAATCAAAGTTAAAACCAGATTCAGATCCATCATCATTTTTAGTTATTTCGGGCTGGGGATTGCTAATAAAGTTGAGCCAGAAACCCTGTAAAATAGCATCATTATTGAGTGCTTTAATGGTTTTTTCTGGGTAGTAAATACCCAATATTTGACGCTTGATAGCATTAGAATCAGCGTTATAATCAATGGCTATGCTATTTTTTTCTAGTACTTCTCTCCAATCAGTTAGTAATTCTACTCTTTCTTGAATTTCCATTGCATCGATGTTATTTACTGGCTTTTCTTTTTTATTTTCTGTATCATCAGAATCGGCTTGAGGCGGGGTATCATCTAAGATAATAATTTTGCTATTTTCGCCTGCTCTAGGTGAAAATTCTTTGGTGAGCAATGCAATATGATTATATTTCCGGTTTGTTTGTTCAAGAATACCGTCATCATTTGCTTTTTTTTCAGCCAAGTATGAAGCGCTAACGTGTGTGATTTCCCCTTTCATGATGGCTTGAACTATAGCATCATCATGAACAATACCCGCGAAAACTAAAGCACCATTTTCATCTTCTGAATACTCTTGTAATAAACTGCCTTTGCTATATTCTCGGTAATTTTTGGCGTTGATAGGCCGGGGCGGGTGATTTAATGAAACTGGTTTACCCACAGCAGTTGATAAAGAATCCTCATTAAAAAGCGCATCTTTGTTGATAATTTCCTTACGCCCGCCATCATATAACAATTCTTGACCGGGAATACCCCCAACCATCCAGAATTTTAAATATCCTTCGGGTGTTAATTCATAATTCTTAATTTGATAAGAATCAGAATTAAGTTGCAGTTTGGCCATAAGTTTTATTTATCAGTACAAAGGGTATTGTATTATTTTTGACAACAAAATGCAATACAATACCTAAAAATGTGTAGTAAAGCTGCTTAATCAACTTATGTCAATTGTTTTTTTGGGGTAAAACTTGGAATAAAGTCCAAACATTAGAGCTTTAATAAATCTGCTAAAGTCTAGATTATTAGTCCATTTACCTTGTAGTGCGTCTACGGTAGTCGCGCTTCCACGAGTAACATAATTGAAACGGGGGTCTATAATCGGATCTGCTGGAGGGGTTGTTCCAGGTGTGGCAAAAGCATACAAATGTTGGATCCCGCCTCTAACACCATTAGCCCAATTGATGTAATTAAAGGGTATATTTACATTATCTACAGTGCCAACAAATAAAGGATTGAATGTATCTAATAAATCTTTATTAGTAAAATTTACTGTTTCATATAATGCTATACAAAATGCTATATCGGCTCTAATTTTATTACCAGATTTATTACCCTCCGTAATAAAAGTATTACCTAAATTTTGATTATAGTTAGGATTTAATGCTTTTGCATATTGATCTAGTTGTGTTCCTGTTAATAAACTAAGTGTGCCTTTAATATTAGTTGATATTGTTAGCGTGTCTTTTGGATCTGGAAGCCTAGTATTACCCAAATAAGCTACAGTGAATGTTGCAAAATCAGCGGAAACCTTTGATATAGGATAGCCTGTTAGTTCACTTATCCATCCATTACTCCCATCAACTCTATGTATACATTTAGTACATCGATAGAAACCAGCATGACTACCATAATCAGGATTTAATAAAAACACATTACCTGCTGTAAATTCTGGCAATCCAGATGAATTAATAGTGACTTCAAAACCTTCTAAATAATCTTGTAAAATTCTGGCTCGTAATCTACGTGTTGCCGATTCTATATTGTTATAAGCATCATTAAAATCTATATTATCAACTTTATTATTCAATTGTGTGTATGGTGTAGGTCGGGACAACGCGATAGAGTATGCATTAGCATTATCACGATTAATATAAAAAATATTATATTCTTTATAAAGCTGGGTATAACTCTGTTTAGCATTAAATCCGAATATTTCGCCAAAATCCCAAATATAAAATCTGGTAACATCACTAACAGCTGTCCCGATATCGAACATTCGTAATGTTGTGCCTCTTAAATCCCCATAATAACCATATGTATCGCAGATATATTTAAGCATATCTGCATAAGAATTAAATGAAATTCTACATAAATTAACATCTGGCGGATTGATATTATTAATATCTTTTATAGTTCCTAGATACACATTAGAGGCGAAGTTTTGAACAAGTGTTAAACCAAATGCAGAAGCGAAATTAGTTACGGCCGTGCTTATTGTGGTATTAGTATAAGTCAGCTGATTGAAACCATAGGTAAAACCTAGACTAGGATCCGCTGCTAATGCCGAAACTCTGAATAACTGATCCCCGCCTCCATTTTTAATATCATCAATGTAATCTACATAAAATGTAGGAGATTGATATACAAATAATATCAAAGGTTCCCACCATAATTTTACGGTTATTGTATCTTTATATTGCCAAGCGGTTGATCTGGTGTATTTACTATGGAAAATTAATTCCAATTTTGTTGGTGTAAAACTAGTATTAAAAACCTCTTCAATGGTAATAGAAACTAAATAAGGTGCAATTGTTTTACTAATGTCAAAACCATTTATTTTAATCTCAAATCTTGGATAGTAAAGAGTAGCCATAATTTTTGATTAGCCGAAATTTATATTTTCCTTGAATGATAAAGTCATGTCTAATCGTAAAATATCACCATTATCATCTAATTCATTGGTATTAATATCCAAACTTATTAAATAATAATTACCTAAGTTACTGGTAAATAATACTAATTGTTCTAGCGGTTTGATTGCGATTAATCCCGTCCAGTTATTAAAAACAGATCTGGCATTGTATGTAATTCTAGCCTGAACTTCTATTTCTGTAGCTGTTAGATTTCCCGGTTGTGTTATCTCGGTTAAATTAATAGTAGGTATACTATTAATTTGAAATTTTTTTGACCATCTAATATTTAAAATTTCTTCGGATGATAAAGACAAAACAGAACCATAAGCTAATGCAATATAACCCATTAATACGTTCTCCTGTTAACTCGCTGATTGCCTTTATTAATTATGTCTAATAAATCTCTATCCCTCTGTTTAAGCTGCTTAACTAAATCATCATTACCACCACCATTAATAGTGTAGTTAATGTTGTAAGTGTTATTAGAGGCGGGGGTTGCCGAATTTCTACTAAAGATCGGTGCTGGTTGCAATCCTCCAACACCCACCCCGCCTCTATTAGCCAATTGATTGTTAATACCTCTGTTTAAATCAAAGCTATTAACACCATTCATAAAAGTTTCAGCCATACTACGACCGCTAGCTGTTAAATCTGACAATGCCCCCTTCTTGGCATCAGATGAGGGTAGATACTGCCTCAACCACTTAGTGAAGTTATCCATAGCTGATTGAATATTGCCGTACATCGATTGCAATCCATCAATAAACCCTTGGATCAATCCTCTACCCCAATTAATAGCCGCTTCCCTGAATTTTCTATCTAGACTTATTACCCAATTACCAAACTCTACTATTTTATTAATACCATTACTGACAAAATCTGAAACTGATTTATACGCACTATTCCATAAACCTGTAAAAAACCCCTTTATAGGTTCCCAGTTTTTGTATATCAGATAAGCTGCACCGGCGATCGCACCTATTATTGCAATTATCGGTAATAGTGGAGCTAATGCCGCCCATAGACCCACACCTACAGCAGTAATTCCACCAAGTAAGATAGGAACAGCCGTTATGAAACTACCAATAGCTGATACTAACATTAAGAATGGGGCAATAGCTGCTGTGATACCCAAAAATGCAGCTATAAAAGTACTCAATTGGGGGTATTGATCAACCAATGCAGAGATGTGTTTTACAAAGGGTATAATAGCAGTTTGTAGTAGAGTATTTAATCCAGGTAAAATAGCCGTACCGATGGTTATTCCTAATTCACCTAATGAATTATTAAAAGCGTTCATCTGTCCTTGAAAAGAATTTTTAGCAAATTTATCAAATTCACTATTAAGCTTATTAATGTTACCTGTGGTGTTTCCTGCTTCTTGTAAAGATTTAGCTAATAAATCCGTTTGTTGCACCAACAATTGTGCGGATCCTACGTGTTCCTGCCCAAAAATTCTTCCTAAAATCTCACGTTGAGTAACAGTATCTAACTGTTTAATGCGGTTTAGAAATTCTTGCATTGTACCGATCGCATCTTTATCAAATCTCTTTGACAAATCGGTAGCTGAGTAACCTATTTTTAATAATGCTCTTTGTGCTGGCTCGCTTAAGTTAGTAGCAGCACCCAAAACAGATAAATATTTATTCATAAATGTCGCGGCTGTTTCTGGTGCTTTACCGGAACTGATTAAAGTTGCGCCAAAAGCAGCGATCTGAGTACCAGCAATTTTGGCAGAACTAGCCGATCCTGATACCCTCTGAGTAAAATTTAATATCTCATTAGATGTTGCTGATGTGGCATCATCTAATTTGTTAACTGCTGCTAAATATTCCTCTGTTGCTTTTGTATTGAATTTGTAAACTGAGGCTATTTTTGCAGCATTACTTGATATTTTTTCTATATTTTCTTTCTGATCAGTAGCTACCGCTACTTTTGCCATGATTTTAGCAAAATCATCTACATCAGATTTGGCAACCCCTAATTTACCCGCCTCTGTAACGATATTAGCCAATTCAGTCGACGAGAATTGATATTGTAGATCGGCTGATAATTGTCTTACAGATTTCCTAAATCCTTCTACCTCATTAGCGGCTAGATCCAATCCTCTAACCGCACCCTGGATCGATTTATCAAAATCGGCTGCTAGTTTGGTAGATACACCTAAAGCAGCACCCGCAGCAATAGAAAGCGGGGTGAAAGCACCCGCAAGGGTATCAACTCTATTTTTAAAGCTGACTACTTTGCTAGTGGCTTGATCAATCCCTTTAGTAAAATTATTTACTAATTGCAACACCACATTAATAACTTCAGTTGCCATCTCCCCGCCTCAATCTCAATTTTGTTTTTGTTGTCCCTAGTAAAGCAGCTTTACCAGAAGAACCATCTCCCCGCCTCAATCTCAATGTTGTTTTTGTTGCTGCTGCTGCTTTATTTGCTTTTTAACAAATTTAATTGCTTCTTTATACCAATAGATCCAAGCGTCAGGCGATAACTGATCCGGGATCTGGATCGAATAGCTCATCAATATAAAATTCGTCATTAAATTCGGACAATTCCCCAAGAAAAAAGTTGATTTTATTAAATAAATAAGCCGCTACTTGATAGGGCATATTTTCCAATTCGGAAACACTAATATCATAAAATTCTGTCAAACAGTATTTCATGATTTTTAATGTGTTACCATTAGCTATTTTTATAACAGCTTGCAATTCAGCTACAAAATCTCTAGATAAACGTTTTATTTTTATGTAGTTTCCCTCTATTTCTATTCCTGTGTTGTCTTCAGAGGCGGGGGTGATGTTGTTAGTAAAAATACTACTAGTTAATTTGATATAAATATCTGTTTTCAGGCGGCTAATTTCCTCTATTGTTATTGGCCGATCATCGATCAAGACAAATTGCTCTATAGCCCATTCTTGGGCTAATTTGGTATTGATAATAGTTCTTTGTGTGAATTCAAAAAAGTCTTTTCCTGTTCGGGGTTTAATGTTAATTTTTGGCATAAATTCAATTTAACCGGATTACACATTTTTGTTATGTCTATTGTGTTCATCCCCGTATCAGGGTTACAATGGACACATTAAAATTACTATAACATAATCTTATGGGTTTAACGCCGGAACAGCAAAGATTTTTATCTCGATATATTAATAATAAAGGGGATTTCTACAAAACCATAGAATCTATGGGTTTGGACGCGTCGCATATCATTTCATGGCAACAAACCTATAAAGAATTTGAAAGTCAATTTAGAGAAACAAAGCGTATAGTTCTGCAACATCTTAAAGATGAGAACTATATGATGTCATTACTTAGAATTAATGAAGCTCTACAGAATGGTATAACTCAGCACACGATCACACAGAAACACCGCATCATTGATGATGGTAATAGTGAGTTTGAAACTACAAGAACCACCAAGCATCTAGGTGTTCCTGCTTGGGCAATACAAGAATCATTAAAAGAGTCAAGCATTGTCAAAGCCGTTAATACATTGGCCTCAGAGGGTGTAATACCCAGCGCGATCGCTAGAAAAATATTAAATTCTGCTAATAAAATCAGCAATGAGATTATTGAATCATTTGATATTTCCCCCGATGCTGAATTTATTAATGATAAGAAAGCGATCGCACTAATCAAGGCTGCTATTTTAGGAGAGGGCGATGCTTAAAGGTTTGATAATAAATACGGGTGATTTAATTAAGAAAAATTTAAATAATAAACAAGAGACAAATATAGATCTTGTTGATGAGACTTTTTGGCAAGGAATACCCATTTTTTGCCCATATCAAAATACACTAGTTACTGATGAATCATTAGTCTCAATTGTTGAAAAAGGTCGACAAATTGGGGCATCTTTTTCTTATGCTTTTAGGGCATCTTTTAGAGCAGTTAGCAACCAGAGAGATAGTATTGTATCCAGTTACAATAAAGCAGCCGTTAAGCAATTTATCAAAGATGCGGCATATTGGGCCCGAACATTTAATACTATATTTGAAATTATTTCTTATCAGGAAGTAGTCAACGAGAGAGACTTAAACATATTTGAAATTAGATTTTTAAACGGTAGAACTATTACGGGTTTAGCGGGGGATGCGGTCAATCTCAGATCATATTCTGGTAGGGATATCTACATTGATGAAGCGGCTTATCGTGCTGATTCATTGGATGATATTCTAGCTGCTGGTTTAGCTGCAATTATTCACGGTGGTACTATCAGAGTACTCTCAACTCATGCGGGTATTGATAGCGATTTCAATCATTTAATAGAAAGTGTAAAAGCGGGTAATCTGCCATACACACATCATAGAGTTAGTTTCAAGCAAGCTGTTAAAGAGGGATTATTTAAGCGGGTTTGTGCAAAGAAAAAGGATGTATGGTCAATAGAAAAAGAAGAAGAATGGGTTAGTGGTATCTACAAAATGTATGGAAATCGCGCTAGTGAAGAATTGGATGCGGAGCCAAGCGATTACAGCCAAGGGGGAAAAATATTTAAGGATTTCCAATTTATTGATACTAGCGACCTAACATCCTGGCAATACATTGAATTTAGATATCACGATCTAGCCGCATCCGATGACGACGATGATAAAAATGATAGTCTGTACTATTCTGCATCAGTCAAGATTAGATATATTCTGAATACCAATAAAATGTCCATCGTTGATTGGACAGCTGAGAAATTATCACCATTAGAAGGTGATGCACAAATTGAAAGATTAGCGCTTGCTGATGGTTCTAAATCGGTGCAATTGATCGAATTAGAACCTGGATCAACGGGTGAGAAATATGTAGCAATCATGCAAGATAGGCTAATCAAAAAAGGTATTTTTCAGGTATTTGGATATAGGCCTTCTATAGATAAAGTCAAACGCGCCATTCCAGCAGGGAATGCCATGTGTGCAGGTGATTTGATGATTGAGGCGGGGATGAGAGATCGTGATCAATTTTGCAAATTAATTACTAAATTTTCTAATAAAAGGCAACCGTTGGTAACAGATTTGGGAGACTGTATAAGCGGTATTTATGATTATGTGACAAATGAATATAATTGGCTACTAAGTAGCAATGGTTAAGCTGCTTTACTAGAGAAGAGATTCATGTAATGGTGATAATCGATCTGATTAATGATAATTCAATTGAGATAGGTGCTAATTATGAAGCATCTTTCAAATTATGTAATGCGCCTGATTTATCAGACGGGTATTCCGGCTACTGTCAAATCCGAACCAATAACCAATCAAACCTAGTAATTCTATCGCCTAGAGTTCATATAGTGAGCAAAGATTTGTTTACTATATCAATTGCTTTCAATGATTATCCAGTTGATATTATCGCAGGAAATTATCAATATGATGTCTTATTTGCTAGCAGTACGACGGGTAATAGATTTTATGCTGTAGGAGGGAAAATTCAGATAATAAAGAGGATAACTCAAATAACTTAGACCCAGGAATTTGGATGACAATTACTGAATCATTTAATGCGAATCTACTAGAAAACAAAAAATCTGCTGAATTATTATGCGAATGCAAAACGGCAGAATTAGTTAAAGTCTTTGTAATCAATAATAACAATGGGAACCAGGGCGATCAACTACTATGGGTTATACGAATTAATAACTCAATTATCACTTTCAACTATGGGTATGATTGCCGGAATGATATAAGCAGAATAATCCTATCCCTGCCTACACAAACCCCATTAGATGGGAGTGTATTAGCATTTAAAAATAGTGGTATTGCTGGTTTTAAAATTCAGCAATCTGATATGTCCCATAGAATCAGATTAGGCAACACGACAACTACTCTAGGTGTGGCGGGTGCAATCAACTCTTATGATTTAGGTGATTATCTCAGACTTGAGTACATTATTGATGAATGGGTAGCAACTGAAATAATAGGTAATTTCGAGGTTTTATAATGACTTTTCAAAATAGCTGGAATAATACGTTAGTTGGTAATATTAAGACCGTTCTAGGTTCTGATGCCCAAGGTGATATTTATTACAGAAACTCATCAGGAAACTTAGATAGATTGGGTATAGGTTTATCGGGGCAAGCCCTGCTTAGCTCTGGCACAATTCCAACATGGGGGAATCCCACGCCGGGTGGTAATGCGGGTGGTGATCTGACTGGTACCTACCCAAATCCAACGATCGCCCTAAATACTGTAACTTTTGCAAAAATGCAAAATATCAGTAGTGGATTTCTATTAGGTCGTAACACCGCTGGTACGGGTTCTATTGAGGCGGTGGACTCCTCAACAGTTAGAAGTATGCTAGGTTTAGGTAGCGCGGCTTTACTAAATACGGGTTCATCAGTAGGTGACATACCTGTATTACAAAGCGGGGGTGTGCTTGATCCTTCTATCATTCCTAATATCGCCATTACTAGCATTCAAGTAGTAGCTAATCAAGCGGCTAGGCTGGCATTAACCGATGTTCAAATAGGTGATATAGCAAAACAAACTGACAATGGAATCAGTTACATTCTATCAGCTACCCCCGCCTCAACGGATTCTAATTGGATATCGATCGGTGATACCAGTATTGATGCATCAGAAATTGCATCAGGTATAATTGCACCTTCTAGATTGGGTAGTGGTACTGCCACCTCATCAACCTATTTACGTGGTGATGGTACGTGGTCGAGTGTTTCGGGTGGCTCTAATTTTACCTGGAACAATGTAACAGGCACTACACAAGCAATGACTGCTGATAACGGATATATTGCAAATAATGCTGCTTTAGTAACTCTAACGTTACCAAGTACGGCAGCATTAGGGACAATTATCAAAGTTGCTGGTTTTGGTGCTGGGGGCTGGAGAATATCTCAAAATGCTTCACAGCAGATACATTATTTGGGACTATCAACAACAGCAGGTACAAGCGGAAGAATTGATACGGAATTAACTAATACAAATTCTTCTAAAGCTTCTCTAGAATTATTATGTGTTGTTGAAAATACTACATGGGTTGTGACAAACGGTGTAGGTACTGTTGATATAGTTTAGTAAAGCTGCTTAATTTAAGTATGAGTACACAAAATACATCTGGTGATAGCGATAAAATCATCTTGATTAATGATATTGGTATAAAAACTGAGATTATACCATCAGCAACAGAAAACCGTAGTCTATCTTTACCTGATAAAGATGGCGTATTAGCTGTAACTTCAGATTATTTTACACCACAAACCATTGTATACACCACACCTGGATCGTATACGTACACCATACCTAATAATGCTAACTATATACGTATGGTTGTTATAGGTGGTGGTGGTGGGGGTGGAACCGGGAGGAGGGGCGCCACCTCGACCAGCCGAACTGGTGGGGGTGGTGGTGGGGGTGGTGGAGTGACCGATATCACCTATAGAAATATTGATATCCCTGGGTTTAATCTTAGTGTTACTGTCGGTGGGGCTGGTGTAGGCGGGGCCGCGGTAAGTACTAATGATACCAATGGAAATGGTGGCACTGCTGGTGGTAGTAGTCAGATAGTTGATGTTTCATCTAGTAGAATTCTAGCTTTTGCTAGTGGTGGTGGTGGCGGGGGCGGTGGCACATCATCGACTGGCGGAACAGCAGGAACAGCAGGAAATATCGCAACCTATCCGGGATCTACTGGTGGATCTGGTGGTACTTCTGGGGGTACTGGTGGATCATTTTCTAATATGGCTTGTGGATCCGGTGGGGGTGGTGGGGCTGTGACTTCTGCCAATGCCACAAATAGCGGGGGTGGAGGCGGTAAGGGTGGTTACGCTTATCAGGGAGGTTCCACAGTTGGGGGTGGTGGTGGTGGTACAGGGGCCGGGGGTGGTACCTTTGCTACCGTATTTAATCCACCTATGCCGGGATCTGGTGGTGGTGGCGGTGGTTCTAGTATAAGTATTAATAGTGGGAGTGGTGGAAATGGCACATCACCTGGAGGAGGTGGGGGAGGTGGAGGTGCTGTCTTAAATGGTTTTTTAGCCAGTAAGGGTGGCAATGGTGGTACGGGTGCTGTTTATATCTATGTGTGGT